GCGCAACCATGCGTCCCATCCATTCGGCCATCATACAAAGCCTACCAGTCCACCTAGGTCATCGCAATATTTCAGCTACCCATGCAGTCTGGCAGTGGATGAAGACAGTTTGGCAGAACTGTCAACACCGCCGGGAGCTACCCGACGTAGGGCGTGGTTTCGCTCGCGCTACTCCACATTACTCCGCCCCCTCCACTCTTCGCTATCAGCGACACTTAAGAACTGGTTCCCCTGCGAGGTGCCGCGCCTATTACGCACGCGGTGAAGCTCCGGGTAACCCCAGCCCATTACATGCCACTGCATCACGGTGTCATCCGGTGCAATTTCGCCAGCCAATTAAGGCAAGCTACCATTTAACCATTACGGAAAAGCAAGTCCAGTCTGCCAAGCAACAGCGTCCAAAAAGAACTCAATCACACCACCTATGGTGCCAGGAGCAATATTCACATAAAAGTACCCAGTAGGCAAACCACCCCCACCGGTAGTGACTCCAGTCACCTGAAATACAAACTGTGAAACAACTGTTGATGCACTAGGCGTCACACTACCTATCAGGACACCAGCATTCCCAGGGTACGACGCGGCAGTGGCAACCGAAACGGTAGCCCCAGTACCAGGCGTAGTCCCAACGACCGTGGTCGTAATGAGAATGCGAGCATTCAACGGCAGTAGAAACCCGAGTTGGAAGTTATTCACCCCCAAAACATACGGAGCAGCCCCAGCAAAGGTGGCACCCAAGAAACTAATCAGGGTGTTCGTCACACTCAAAGCCGGATTATTAGCAACTGCAGCCAACTGTGGCACGTGTAACTCAACCACGTAATCCACATAAAGCTCGCCAATCGCAGAGGTACTATCAATTGTACCCTGAACCGCCAACCACAAGTTGCCGGCATCATAAGTCTTGATGTCGGTACTCGCTGGCGCGGTAGCTGTCCGCACATAAAGCTCGGGCTGCATCTCAGGCAATCTCGTACAACTCTCCATCCAAACATTGGACCGCGATGCGCCTTGGTATGCCATTATCACCTGCTTAGACGGCGGAGCAGGGTCGTTAGCGTCCAAATCAATGGCCGACAACACAACACCCGCAGCAGTAGTAGCTACACTACTCTCAAAGCAGAAATCAAGGCGACGAAACCGATACTTCTCAAAGTTTCGCGCCAAAACTGACAACCAGGGGAAAGTCGTGCTAACACCGGGATTAACGGCATATCCTAACACAGAGTACGGAATTGAACCGATAACATCGGCCACATACTCACGGTGCTGAACAACCACTACATTCCCGGTGCCACTCACACGAGCTACCGGATTAACACGCCTAACACCCAGAGCAACGGGTGCCTCAACATACTCCATAGGCCCCACACGGCCTTGAGCCCTCCTGCGCCGCGCACCCCGACTAATTCCCTGACCTGGAACTGCGGGTGCAACAACCATCTTCTCAACCTGCTTAACCAACGCTGCCATCTTACGACCCCTCCGCCTGCCAGCGGCCGGGGACAAAACTTTAGTTTTCACCATCGTATTTGTCTCCCGGCACCTCACGGGGCGGTGCCAACCCTAGTATCTGCTCTCGGGTGAGCAGGTCAAACCAAGCCTCTAGCTCCAGCTGGGCAGATATATCCACTCCAAAGCTGACTGCGAAGTCCAACCTAGCTTCCAAGGTCACGGGGCGCGCGACGACAGCGTACGGGTCCGCCAAATATGCCAACCGATAAAGGTAAGCACCTGGCAATTCCCTAAGCGGAGTTTTACTAGCGCGCCTTAACGCTAGAGCGTGTGATTGCAAGACAGGTACACCACTGTGCAAAGCCAACAAGCCAACACCAACCGTGCTCACGTAATCAGCGATAAACTTCTCAGACCTACTCTTTATACCGAGCCTTGTCTTCCCGATTACTCGCTTAGGATGGAGTACCATGACCCGCTGCCCACAGACCCGCACCGGTCGAGCTCCACACAAGCTGACCGTGCCCAACGTCCTGGCAACAGATTCAATCTTCAACTCCTGTCCAAACTCACGAAACACGACCGGAAGCTGCAAAGCAACCATGTCAGCAACGTCGGCCTCAACCATTACACAACAGTCATCCCCATCATCCGCCATGCGCCACTGGCTGGGTTTCAACCCCAGGCGTCGCATTGCAACGCCCATCATACAGATCATCAGAACACAATTCCCCAAAGCAGTGTTCATGTCGCCACTCATACGCCTACCGCGAACGACGTAGCGCAACCCACTCCGGGTATAGCAAACGTTGTACCGCTGTCGCGCAAGCAACGACCGTAAATACGGATCATAATTGAACAGAGCCTCATACACTCCATGCTCAAACCGCAACACCTGCTCAGACACATGCCCATCAAACCTTGAGCAATCCAGTGCCAACTGC